TCACAACACTGGACAATCATCATCATCCTTCCCTGTCCGATTGATAACGAATGTCACTACCCCGACAACTGTAACATCATCCAGGGCCTCACCTTCCAGCGCTTCACCGTCTCGTGTAATAAATGCCCGGCCCATAATTTTTGCAAAATCAGTGCCGCCGCCGTATTGAATTAAAACGGTATCTCCTTGCTTTGGTTTTACGGAGCAATCCACTACGGCATAGCCGGTTTCTGTTTGTACTATCCGAGTATTGGGGCCGGTACCGCAGAGTGAATCAACGGTCAGACGCCGTTCAACATAGTCAGCAGCTGGCGACGGAAATCCCACGTTATAGCCCTCCGTTTGGGTTGTATAACTGGAACGTGCGCTCATCGCCTTCCTGCGTTGAGACATCCCGGAATGTCGTCACATAGTGCTCTATCCACTGGTTAGCCTGGCGCGGTGACCATATCCAGTTAACTTTTGCGAGTTCCCGGATAAAACCGGACGTTGTCACGGTGCGACGGCCATTAGGCTCAATGACAATTGCCTGACGCCAGGCTATTTCGATATCTGAGTTTCGCGGCATAACTTCACCTCCCGAAAATACTGTTTTTATATACAGTAGATTCATTAAGAGATCTGATCAATACAGGTTCCAGCTATCAATCAGGAACACTGAGGAGGAAACCAGTCACCTTTTAGCCTCTGATATTGGTTTCACATAGTGATTATGTTGTCTATGTGCCAACTATGAACTATCTTTTCTCAAAACCTGCTACTGCAAAATGGATATAAGATGTCACAGACGGACTTGCTGATTGTTGTTTTTACTCTGGGCATTTTAGCCTTTGGCTATTCCATATGGTTCATTTCGAACAGAATACTTTGCTCGATATTTCATAGAGTTACAAATAATATATGAATTGGGATGGTATAGACCCAAATTCATGGTCCTTGCCCCTCGACGTCGGAAGGTACTTACAGATCATCTTCGCTCTTAACCTATCACATCGGCACCTACTCCATGATGTAACAGCTCAGACCAGAAATATCTGGAAGCTTTAGGCATATTCTTGGAAGATAGACGAGCGCAAAGACGCACACAGCAATGATGTTATGTAGTATTTTCCCCTTGAGTGTGCCTGCTCAAGGGGATTTTTTATCGCCGTATTGTACTGGCAAATATTTGTAAATAGTCTTCACCCCCACGCCTGTCACATCGGCCACACGCGACTGGACAGGCGGTTAGTCCGGTATGTTTCTCGCGCTACTACTGCTTACGTTAACGTCTGGTAATGATCTAGCGGCGCGACGTAAAGCGGCGTTGAAAGCAATTATAGTGACCGGCCGGCGTTGGTACTTCACACGGTTAGAATGGCTCTGAAATAAAAAAACATCTTCTGGATAGCGTTCTCTTCTACGAGCAATGATCCCCTCCACTGGAGGGGTTGATTTAACACGTAGCTCCTTCAGGTGACCCTGTTTTCGTATCAGTATCAAGTCACCATCAATATCATCATATCGAATACTCAGCAGCCTTCCAGCGCTTAAACCCGTGTGAAAAATTAACGCCCACAAGTCAGCCCATGTATCTGAGATGGAAACAAGATTGCTGTTAATAGTTAAAAATTGCTCAAAACTTATTGTTTTCTTACCGTTCACGAACAAACCAAACTGTTTTCAAAGCTGAATGAATTGATTAAGCCAAACGTAACATATCAGGAAAAGTAGTGAAATCTTTGTCTTCAAGTCGCCGGGAGGTACTTGTAGATTGTTTTCACGTCCACGCCTGTCACATCAGCCACCTGCTGCCGGGTAGCGCCGTTCTCCAGCATTCGGCGGCACCGCTCCACCACTTCTTCAGTCATTACCCGGCGGCGTCCGCCGACTCTCCTCTGCTCCATCGCTGCGGACCGACTCGGATGCATTCGGCAGAATTCTAGGCCGTGATTTTTCCAATCCTCTCCATCAGATATGCCATGATGACATCCAGAGCGCTGGTCCCGTAGGAATACAAACCAGGTATCACTATTGCGTCTGACAGCACAGACGTCAGGGGTGAAATAGCCCCATCTCCAGCACCGCCTAAATTCATTTTTTGAGGCGTGGTGTATGCAGGTATCGTATAGCCAGTTACCTGTCTGGTTGTTACCGTTGTCTGGTCAGACCTTTGATATGCTATCGCATATTTTCCAGCTGAGGCATCTGCGCACATAACCACGGCGCAAAACAGACCAGCCCCCATATTTGATGGGGTGAAAGGAACATCTGGCTGTGTGCCACCGTTAAAAAACACGGGGAAATTACCAGCTGAAGTTGTGCGAATACCTACCCCATGAGGGGTTGTTTCCTGGGTCGAGATAACTATTCTGTCTGTAGGGGTTGATGGTAATGCACCTGATGGTAGCTGATAAATAAAAGCAAACGTATTTATTGTCCCATTCAGTGCCACTGGCGTATCCCCGGAAAGACCCCCTGCACCTGAAAAATTAATACCCTGCAGAGTTGACCCATTATATTTTGTCGTAGGTTCCAGGCTAGTCTGAGAATTGAATTTACCTCCATCAATTCTGTTTGCGAGTGCGGAAACTTTTTGCCCGACCCCTGGCTTGATAAAATCAACCGTTGCAGGCGACCATATAGTGGGGTTTAAATTTGCCAGTGCTATTTCCGCAGATGTCAAAGAATAAACGGGAAGATGTGGGTTATTTAACCCTGTGTCAGTGTAAAGAAGGCGCATTTTTTATCCTCAGAAAACGTTGATTCGAAAAGCAGGGAGCCAGTCGTAGAGAGTTACGGATGTGTCATACACCCAGGTGATTCCAGTGGAAGATCGAACACACCCTCGTGCGCCCAAGGTCCTACCAGACGGTTTCACAGTAGCCCCACTCTGGATTGCATTTTCGACGGTTGCGTAGGAAACCCGTCCAAAACGGCCAGAGGGGACGGCCGCCAGATTAATCAGCACGCCCTTGCCGTCCGAGCTGATCGCGACGCTCGATATAGCAGGTGGAGCACCAGTCTCATCCGTGTAGCTAAAGCCGTAATTAGAGAGGCCAACGGTACTAATCGTAGTCGTGTCCAGCGCCAGATTCGTATACGCTGGGACATTGATTTGTATCTGCGTTGGTGAGTTCCACACGAAACCAGACGGAACCATTCCGTACCATCCGCTGGTAAACCACTCCTGGATAATTGCTCTCGCTACTGCCGCACCGCGCTTGTTCTGTGCTGCACAGGTGAGGTGTAAGCCGTCAGAAATAAAATCATACTGATATAGGGTATTCACGCACCTGAACTGCTCTTTTCCGTGCAATCGCGTCGAAGCCAGTCGCGCGTACTGGCCTGTAAAGGCACCGTGCCCGTCATTGACATACCCAAGTTGGGTAATAGCGATAATCGGTGGTTCACTCTGCCCCGTTCTTGCCATGATGTCACTGATAACTTGCCGCTGGTATTGATGAAGTCGGGATTCATACATTCCTTCTCGTAATCCTGACCAGTCCTCGTCAGATTCCCCCTGCATCCAGTCGACGCACAGAACAATCGGAAGCCAGCCGCGCGCTTTACAGGCCGTTACGCAGTCCTCGATTGAGTCCAGCATGTATTGGTACACGGCATTACCGCGTTTCTGATATTCATACGCCTGTCCAGACTGAGCACAGACGATTGATAGCGTGCGCGGCATGACGCCGGTAGCTGCAGCCATATCGCGAATGAAGGTGTTCGCGAGGCCGCTTGCGGCCGTTTCTTTATCTGTTCCGCTTACAGCCTCAACCAGCGGCACCAGAGTAGTGCTGCGTGTCCCTGTGCGCCTAACCCCTCCGCTGAGCATGAAAGCGTTATCAGGATATATCGGCGTTGCTGCGACAATGGTTTGATCGGCGTCAGGACAATATCCTCGAGCGTTGGATTGCCCAGCAGTCACAAAGATAAAACATACAGGCACTGTCTCTGAGTACGGATATACCGTAGACCCTGACAAATGAAGTCCATACTCAGGGAGCTGGTTGGCATCATCGTCACCACCACCACCGCCATTTCCGTTATTAACAGCTACCAGGCCACCGTCTGAGTAAATCCAGTGCTTCCCACCAACCGTATAAGCTTCAACGATCTGGTTTGTGGTTGAATCAACCGTCATCCGCCACACTTTTTCACCGCCAATAAACTGCGGTATAGAACCCTCCCGGCCCAGCGCATAGAGTTCTGATTCTTGTTGGGTTAAAAGTTCGTAATATTTTCCGTCAGGACCGATTTGAATTAATCTGCCGCTTGTATTTAAAAATGGAGCCACGCGGGCAGTCTCCGGATCATATGCTGCCAGGGTCACGCTGTCTGGCGATACCTGGTATGCGTAGTCGTCACGAACCATCCGCCGTCCGGTTGGCTGCAGCGTTCCAGCGAGGTTGATATACTCATCGGCCAGAGAGCTTCCGTCCTGACTGCGGACATAAGTTGTTGAACCTGCAGGAATATTCGCGATATCCGCCTGCGCAGCCTCAATCGTCATGTACTGCTTGCTGAGCGGAATGATGTTCTGCCGGATCTCATCGTTTTTCGCCATCATCTGGCGCCAGGTATCGAGCGGTTCACCGCCGCGGTCGTTAACCGTCCCTGCCGGACCGTTCACCAGTTCGTCAGCGCGCTTAACGTTGTCCAGGAAAATTTCAGGCGTCGTCGTTCCCAAAGGCGGGTTAAGTTCGGCCATGTTTTTGCTCCAAAAAAGGCGTTCGCCCAAACGAGGGTTTGAGCGAAAAGAGTTAATTAGGGGAATTTGTGGTTTTAGGAGACGTCGCCGGGGTATGTGGCGTCGTCGTACTGGTAGTAAATGTCGCTGTACTGTCTTGCAGTCACCTGGCAGGTTCCGTCTGCCTGCGGCGCTATCTCCTCAAATATGGCGTCATAGATACCCCGCGTTGAGTTACAGAACACCAGTCGCGGCGGTTCAATGCTCGGATCGTTCAGCATGATTTCATCGAAAGCGGCTTGCCATGGAACAGACAACTGATAATCCCCGACGAAAGTGGCCTCCAGCAGCCCCGAGGCAGAGCCATCCTGGTAGCGCAAAATTGCGCGCGGGTTTTCAAAGGTCCAGTCCAGCTGTTCGGAAACGGTAAATACCGTTTCGATACCCGTTGTGACCATATCCACGACCAGACAACTCACGGTTTTATTCCCCGGAATATCATCTGTCAGCAGGATGCGATCACCGTACTCATATACCAGTGCATCCAGCTCAGTCGTCGTATTATGACCCAGCCGCTGATGCAAATATTTCATCAGGCGCCGCATTCCTATCTGGTAAGCGTGGTCCTGATTGAGTACCCCATCGAGTCTGTAGTTCTCGATTTTCACCGGCGTGGGATTGTCGGGTGTTCGGCATTTCACAGTCTCCTCTGCCCAGGTGATGCCGTTGATATATGTCACATCAACGCCATCGTAATCATCAGCAGACGGTGCCGTAAAACTAGTCTGCAGTTCTTCGGTCATTTCATGCGGGCTGATGATCCCCGACCAGTTCTTAACCCCTTCCCTGCCTACGGATGCGAGCCCATCACTCAGCAGAAAATACGATTTCCCCGCTGTGGTAATCTTCTGCAGCATCTCCAGTGCTGAGATACTGTCGCCGGTAGCGTAATCGAAATACTCGCCCCGTGGCGTCCAGTACGCGGACTCCAGCGCGTTGATGGTGTCGACATCCATTTCCAGCCCCAGCGAGTTTGCGACATGCAGCAGCGCTCCCGAAATGGTTCTGGCCGTTCCGGTTTCATAGGCCCGAGTGGCCACAACGTTTACGCGTTTATCTGACTGCGCCGCCAGCTTCCCGCCCGTCTCAACGGTCACCGCCATCAGCGACACGCCGGGATAGGATGAAGGGCGCGTCAGCAGTCGCCCGCGCAGTGCCTGCCAGTACATACTGTCTCGCGCGTTGTTTGAGCCCTGCTCATTGCGCCGACGGCAGCGAACCTCTACCAGCCCCGGAGAGCTGAGGGTGATCCGCTCAGTGAAACCTAACCCGTTGACGTTTTTCAGCGCATACTCGCCCTGGTGACTCACCCACCCCGATCCGGAACCGTAGACGCGATACTGTATCTCCCACTCCACGTGGCGGATCCGTTTTTTGCCCTTACTGTCAAAGCCGCAGATGCCGTTCGGGAAGGAGAAATTCACCTCGAATGCATCCACCACTTCATTCTCAGGGCAAACCAGGAACGGCCCCAGCCAGCTCAGCGTGTCGTTAAGACCAGTGGCCTCATAGTCGATCATCGTCCGGGCGGAGAATCCCGGCCATGACTCATCAACGGCACCGGAAACCAGGCGCGCCACCGTCGCCGTCGTGCCGTCGGCAGAGACAATGCGGTACTCATTCCCGCGGTGAGCAAGTGAAAGCCGTTGCACCCCCTCCGGCATGCCGGAAAAGGCCGTTCCCGTGGCAGAGTTATAGGCGAGTGTCACATTCGCCGTTACCGCCGGGCTGCCGCCGGTTGATGCCGTGCCGGGGGTGTAAACCGGGGCATCACCGAAAACAGCTGCTGGCAGTGAAGAGGACGTGATCGCCCCACCCGCGAACGGACTGGCCGACTCGGTTATCAGTACAGTTCCGCCATTGTCCTGCGCAACCAGGCCGGAGCCAGTGAGTCCCTCGGTGATGGCCGCCAGCAGTCCCGACATCGAGACGTAGTTAGCCACCAGCGACACCGGGTAGGTAACCCCCTGCCAGGTGATCGTGAACGTGCTGGAGCTGGTCGAAAAATCGTAGGTGGTCGGGGCCGCACTGGCCTGGAGTTTTGCCGCACTCCCCCCGGCGCCGGGCACTGCAGCCTGACCGGGGGTATATGACGCGATAAACAGATCGTAATCGACAGAGTTAAACCCCAGCGTCACAGGCATACCTACTACCGGCGCGATCTCCGTCAGCAGCGGGCTGGCGATAACACTGTATCCAGCCGCCGAAGTGATCTGGTAGTTCGCCGGGGCTTTCAGTTCGACCACGGCGCCAGCGACCCAGCTGGGCGGCAGCGCGTTATCGTTCTCGTCATTATCGTCATCATCATCCGTGTCCAGCCCGGTAAACGTTACGCTCGAACCGGATACGGTCATGCTGTCTGCGATAATGTCGTCTGCGTCCGGCGACGTCTGGGCCATATCCAGCCCGGTGCCGGATGACGTCCCGCCCACTTCGTTGGAATTGACCCAGTTTTCGCTGCGCTCATCACCGGAAACGTCCGCGCCTGGCGGGTAATGGGTGCTGCTGAATCCCGGTAGCGTTGAAGCTGGCGTACTGCCAACCCGGATATCGCCATTGGTATAAATCAGATCACCGACACCGAGACACAGCAGCATCTGGACGCGCATTTTCGTAGGATCGGCGGCATCAAACCGGGTAACGGGCTGTACGACATAATCCGGATAAATACGCACGCGCCCAAAAACTTCACGAATCGCATCACCCAGTTTCGCGCTGTTTGCTTTAGCGGGGTTCAGGTCGAGGCTCCGACCTGTGGATGACGTATAGCCACCGGCATCAATGTTACTCATCATGAACAATGAATAAGCCGCAGATGCGACGGCAATGCCCACTCCTATCCAGGCAATTGTCGCGGCCTCAAGCCCGAAAGGCACCGGATAAAGCCTGACATCACTATCAGGGCGAATCACACACTTAGCCCACTCGCCTGGCGGAATTAACAGCCCCTCAACCTCAACGGTCAGCGGTGGGACATCCCGATCCTCGTAGCCTTCAACATTTGCCACCAGCCAGCTGCGAATACTGGTTACACCATGCTCATGCGTTTCGAGTGGTTCACCGGGAAGCCGGGACGGGTAAAAACGAATGGTCATTGCCAGAACTCCACTTTGACAAATCGCCGCTTAAACCGCGGCAACGGCAGAAAGGTGACGTTCGTTCCCGGATTGCATTCCGCCACGTGCAGCAGGCCACCGATACTGACTACGATCCCCACATGGGTGACGGTTGATCCGGAATAACAGGCCACCCCGGCCCCTTCGCAGGGCTCGCAGCGCTCAAGGGTAAGCATCATCCTGCGCGCTTCCCGGTCGAGGCCGCCGTCGTCTTTGGTGACCCCTGCAAAATCGGGCCAGACGGGTAAATTCAGGTCGCGGCGTATCTCGTTCACAATGCCGAAACAGTCGAGTTGCGGGTATACGCGCCCGCCCTTCAGCCAGGTGACTGAACGGTATTTATCAGGGTTAAACATTGGGATTCCTTAGCTGATATAACGCAGTCCGGGGAATACAGGGAGCGTGTAGCGGTATCGCGGCCAGGCGGTATCGAGGATATTCATGTAGCCCGCAGTGATCTGCACCTCTGTCGCCGTCCAGGAGCCCGACTTGATTTTCAGCGTATACGGCACTTCCGCAGGGGCCGCTAAATCCGTGGAGATATAACGCCGGTACGTCAGAAATGCAGACTGACGGTTAGCCAGCGCATTGCGGATCGCCGTGGACACAACACCATCGATATTGCACAGGGCAAATTTGAGGTCCTGCGTGCCGTCCGCATTGCGCGCCGGAAGAGCAATGTCTATCGCACAGGAGGTAAACGTTACGGTATCGCCGTTCTCCGTCGTTGCCGTAATACCCTCGTAGCCCTGGCACAGATAATGGACGTCAGAACCAATGGTGATCTGCAGCGTCTCAATGATCACCTCCGGGCCGCTGCTGGCGTAGAGGCGTTTAATCTGCGTCATGCTTCGGCCACTCCTTATTCAGCGCAATATCCAGCAGTGAGCTGCCGACGATCCATTCCGGGTAATGCCCCCATCCAGACGGCGGCAATGGGCGCTCCCAGAGTTCTACTGGCGCGGTATATCTCCAGTAAAATCCGCCTTCTGGCGTGGGACCTTTATAAATATCCGTGAAACGACACACGTAATTTTTCAGCCCTACAGGCGTTAATAACGGTATGTTGAACCACGCCGCCCCATCTGATAACTCATCCCGAAACCATGCCTCAAAAGCCTGTGCCTGGGCGTCAGAAAAAATCCAGGCCAGATCTGTTTGGGTTGGTGTCGAGGTGTAGGCACGCCGCTGCCGTGCCCGGCCAGTTACCATCTGAGTCCGTTTCAGAGGAGATACAGGAGTTAAACCAAAACTCTCTTTAAGCGGTCCAGGCAGGTAAGCGGAGGGGTAATAAAGCGTTGTGGTGATAGCCATTAGCTAATTTTCCTCCCCGAGGTAGTTTTCCCCATCAAGGCCTTATGCAAATCACCCTGACCGCTTGCGACTGAATTAACCGCCTTCCGGTATCCCCTTTCTGCCCCCTCATCTGCAGCCTTACGGACCAGCGCCAAAGTTGCATCGGAAGGGTTACCATTGATGGGAATAGTGATCGTGGGAGAATAAATAGTTCCACCACCGGTTGACTGGTTTGCAACTCGATCCAGAGTGGCATCCAGTTTGGCACTGGTCGCTGCGGTGGTCACCCGCTCTCCTTTTTGAAGCAACCAAGTACCAGTTTCAGGAACTGCATCAATCCCATCGTGGGCCATGCCAGAAAGGGAAGCTGCAGAAATAGCAGCAACCATAGGTTCTGTTATAGCCGCTGCAGCAGCCATCGCGGCTGGAGCTAATCCCGGTCCGACAATTGGGATTGCAGCCGTTGATGCAAAAGCGGCAAGTTGAGCCTGCAATGCGGTTGCTTGCGCGTTAGCAATCATTGCAGGAATCGCAGAGGCTTGGGCTGTTTTGTTTACCAGCATCTGAACACCTTGATACACAATCCATTGAGCAGCCATATCAACCAGAGCTTTAATCACTGCCTGGCCAAGGTCTGCAAATACTCCCTTTATTGCCTCCCCCATCGATTCAGTTCCGCTTACAACATCATATAAATGTTCTGAAACTGAGTCCGTAGCAGCCCCTAAGATTGATGTCATTGCGTCCGCTGCTTGTTGGTAATAATCAGTTGAGCTATCAGCAAAATCAGCTAGAGCACTAGAAATACCAGATTGCCAATCATTTCTTAGGTCATCTGACTCATGGTAATAATCATTTTGGATCTGCAATCTTTCTTCAAGAGCTTTTTTTAAGGCGGTTTTCTTTTTTTCATATAAGCTTTCTTCAATGTCGCCAGCTTGAAGTTGATTTAAAAGCTCCTCTTGTCGAGTTTCATAATCCTGCTGAATGCTGTTTATTTCACGCATTCTTTCGCGGTCTTTCCCTCCGAATGAAAGACCGGATAGTTCATTATCATAACCCTGTTTAACAAGCTTATTCTGTTTATTTAAACCTGACACATATTCTGCAAGCTTAGCATTCTCCTTGTTTGTGCGAAGCTCTTCTTTTCTTGCATCAAGAACTTTTGCAGCAGTACGAAGTTGCTCTTTCTGTGACTCTGATAGTTTTTTAAGGTTTCCGCTGGTTATATCAAAATTAATCTTCTCCAGTTCGGTTACTTCTGCAGTTTTTTTACCTGTTGTTTCAATTAGGGCGGCCTGCTTTTGTAAATCAAGCAGTCTATTTTTGAAAGCATTGTCAGTAGGATTGCTTTTTGGTTTTGTTTTTGGCTGGTTCTGGTTAGACTCCCCTTTGCCCAACGAAAAATCATTATCTTTAGAAGTGTCAATGCCAAGATCAGAAAGTAGAGATGTGAGCCCTTTCGCTCCTCTATCTACCTGCTCCGGAGTCATGCTTGACTTTATCGCGCGAAGAAATTGAAGACGTTTAGTTAAAAAGGCTAATTCGTCTTTTTGTTCCTTACTTTGATTCCCTCGTTTGTTAAGGAATTCAATGCGCTGTGCAATATCACTTTCATCAGCAGCGTTATAATTACCAGATACAGCACCGATACGAGAGCGGGTATAAGTTGCAATGGCCCCCAGGCCACCAGCAATACGCCCCACAACCCCGGCAAGGCTTATGGCTTCACCAACCAGGTCTGATAGCCCCTGAAGAACAGCGGGATCGGTGAAGACGTCACGAATATCATCAAGTCCAGACTGTAATGGCGTAAGATCCACTTTAGCCAGCCCGGAGGCTATTTCCATCTTCAGGCCACGAGCGCTAGCCTCAATATCCTGAAAGAACTGGTTTACTTTGACGAGGTTGTCAATATCCTCTTGTGGCGGGGCAATACCAAAATCTTTTGATAATTGAATAAATTGCTTTAACTTCTCATTGTTGTTCTCGAACAATGGAAGCATTTTTGATAAGTCATTACCGAGGCTTTCAAGAATATTAGTTTTACCAGCCTGACTCGGTATTTTCTGCAATGCTTCACTGATAGCCATAAGTTGCTTATCAGGAGATTGCTCGGAAAGTTTTTTAGCAGAGAGGCCAAGAGTATCGAGTGCTTGAGCCGCCTCTCCTGATTTATTTAAAACAGCATCACCAACTTTATCATTAATGTCTTTAAAAATATCTGCAATGTTATCGCCAGTTAAACCAGCCTGTTCCGCTGCGTATTGCCATGACAATAAATCCTGCGTGGACATTTTTAAGGATTTAGCCCAGCGGTCGGCCTCAGTTACCTGTTGAGCTGTATTTTTAACAATGGATAACCCAGCAGCCCCTATTCCAACTGCTGCTGTGGCTGCAGCTGCCCCAACTGCGATGATTGCTGAACTTACCTCTTTGGCGTCTTTTTTTACCTGGTCACTCCACTTCTGGGAAGCTCTTTCGGCTTTGCCCATGCCCTGAACAAATCCACCTACTTTGGCAATCAGGTCAATTGTTAACGTACCGAGTGACTTGCCAGCCATTGCGTTTTCTCCAGGCAATAAAAAACCCCGCCGCAGCGAGGTTCATCATTAATTTGAAAGGCTACTTTTTAAATGCCTCAGCATAGGTTTGGGCAGTTTTTTGTGATGACTCCATGAGATCTTCAGTCAGCGTTTGCTGCCCCCATTTGGTTACTTTCCCGTTTACAAAAGTAACGACCAAACGATCATTGGCTAACTGTTCATTGTCTACAATTGTGTAGGCATACCGTGTCTTATTCCAATAGATCCAGCGCTCACGTTCTGCGTTTACATCCGTCCGTCGCGGTGCTCCCATGATCTGCATAACATCATTTTTTGTCATACCAAGGGACAACAGCATTGACTTCTGGTTGTAGTCAATTTTCTGTTCTGATGGCGCGCAAGCTGTGATAGCTATAGACGAAGCACCAAGAAATAAAGCTAAAATTATCTTTTTCATACCCCTATCCATGTAGTTAATGATCTTATGATCATAGTGATGCTGAATTGTATTTTACAATTATTAATGCCAACTTTTCATAGCATCTTCCAGAGATAATGGCGCTTCGTTGATGTGCGGTGCAAAGTCACTTACCTTGAACGGCGGCGTGTTCTTTGCCTTATTGATGTTAGCCAGGACAGAAGCCACCAGCGAAGCCCCCCACTCGGTTCGCATCATAACGTTAAGCTGACCATACTTATTACGGTACTTTACCCACACCTGAAACTCACGAAGGCTCATTCGCTCCTGAGCCTCCGCTATGGTCCGCCCGCCGATGCCGTTCATGACTAACTCACACCAGAACTCGTCTTCTCCTGTGAGTTCGTAGTCTTTCCCAGATCGTTGACTTCCTGGATGACGGCCAGCAAAGCAATAACGATTGGCCCATCGAGCGCGCCACGGTCTTCAGATGCAGTTCCGAGAATGTCTGCCTCAGTAAAGATTTGCTTCCCTTCCTCATCGCAAATATGGGCAGCAATACGCCCAGCCACCGGATCAGATTTTCCGTTGTACGCCAGCAGTTCAGCTTTAGTGGTGTGGTAGCCCATCGGGCGCACATAGACGGTTGCGATATGCTCTTTCCCGTCACGGCCTTTCCACTTAATTTCTTTTTCCACGGGACGCCCGGTAAAAGCACCGGTTTCTTTTAACGTATCGAGAGTAAGTTGCATTTCAGCTCCTGAATAGAAAAGCCCGGATAACCGGGCATATTAATTACGCTGCGGCCTTCGGCACCCATACGGAAGAGCCAGACCGCTGGATCGTGGCGGAGGTCGTCACAACAGCGTTACCCTGAAAATCAAACGGGAAGTCAGAAACGTAACCCTGGAAAATGAACCAGGTGCGATCCGATGGCAGCACCAGGCCATCAACAGCATCCTCAGCGCCAGGAGCGGCGGCTGTCGGGACACTGGTTCCATCTGACCAGCCAACCGCAAAAGTTAACGGCGTCTGGTCATTCGCTTCAGCGAGGCCATGCAACATAATGTGGCTGGCGTTCGTCGGATCAGCGTTAAGCCCGACGGTTGCGGCCGCAGGCGTTTTAAGCCCCTTTTTGTAGGTTCTGGAATCCCGTTCACTCAGACAGGTATCTTCAATCTGATCGGCAGGGTTCCCGCCGGGGTTGAAACTGGTGATGCATTCAACCTCGCTGACCACGCCAGACTTGAGCACAAAAAACTGCGTGCCTTGCGTTAATACAGACATGTTTTGTCTCCATAAAAGAAAAACCCGCACAAGGCGGGTCAGTTTGGGGTTGTTGGTTATCTGGTCGTTATCCAGTCAACATCGAAGGAATAGCGGTATCGCATTGTTTCAGGGTCGCGGCTTTGTTCACCCCATCGGGTGATATAGGCCTTGCCCTCTATTGCGTCACGCAAAGCGCGGGCAACGGCGATCACATCGGTGTCAGTATCACCATAGACATCAACCTGCAGAGAATAGTGATCTGCATCTGGCCGCTGGTTTAGATAATTTTCAGGGAAGCCACCTACGTTTTGCCAGACTGCGTAGGGATAAACGATATTGTCGTCCTGCATACCGAACGGATAAAGCCGCACGGGAGTAGAACCTAACAAATCCCTGACTGCCTGGCTGGCTGCGCAAACTGCAAATATTGGAGCAATCATACCGGAGTTCCTTTTTTAGCCGCCCGTCGTACAGCGCGATCGATGGACTTTTCCAGCTCCAAAGCAAAAACGTTAATCACATCGGCATCGACCCCATTCAGTGCAGGCCTAATTATTGGCCTCGCTGCAGCATGTTCTGTGCCGAACTCCAGGAATCGCCAGTACCAGGTATCCCCGCCGGGATTGCCTTTATCTCCGGCAGTGTTAAAACTTTTACCCGCCCTGCCTTTTCGGACGTTGGCCTTTGTATTGGCGTATTGCCTGGCGCCTCCCATCACCCCGACACGAAACGTTGGATCGCCGGTTCTGCGAAATGCCTTGCTGCTGAAACTGACCACAATGTTTTTGTAGATAGCCTCTTTGGTGAGAGGATCATCAACCCGCGCGGCATTATTGCGCGCTCTGTCCCTGATGACGTTTGCCGCTTTACGCAGCGCTGCACGACCGGATTTATCGCGAGTGACCTGTGAGACGGCATCCAGTTTCCCCAGGACGGAATCGAGGCCGGTCAGGTTTACTTCCACGCCATCAGCCATCGTTAGCCCCCTCTGAACAAGGCAGTGTCAGGTATTCCCTGCCGCTCCGTGGATCAGGTAAAACGCCCTCAATGTTGTAGATGCGGCCACGAAACAGGATCCGATGTTTGCGGGTAACACCCTCACGGTAACGAATCGTTATCCGGGTGGTAACTTCGCCCTGAGAGGCCTGGGCGGCGATAAACTCACGTGCGGATAAAGGAGCGACTTCGGCCCAAAGGGTTGCGACATCGCGCCAGGTATTAATTACGGCTCCCGTTGTCGGGTTCTGTTCTTTGACCGGTTCCTGCAGGGTGATCCTGTGACGCAATTTTCCGGCCTGCATATCACCCCCTGGGTTTCCCGCTCAGATAGGTTTGCTGCTCTGGCGCCTCATCGAGATCGCCGGCAAGCGACTGGATAATTACATCGGACAGGGCGACGTTAGACTCAGCCAGGCGGTTTATCGCTTCCGTCTGCTCTCGCTGTGCTGTTGTTTGTTCTCTCAGCGCTGCTATCAGCGCGTTTACCAGTTGCTCGTTCATAGGCTATTTTCGTCCACTTTTTTAACCACTCACGCCGTTTAGCACATCCTGAGCAGCCCATTAGTTCCACCTCCGGTGCCTAATCAGCAGCGCCTCAACGCCCAGCGGAACTTCCGATAGGTTCTGCGCTGCCGCTTCGCGGTTCGCATACCAGTGTCCAATCAGCAAAAGCATTGCCGCCCAGATGCCGGAAGTAAAAATAACCTCACGGGGCTGAGTTTCCCCTTCCACTGGCGGCGTTAATGTTTCGACCAGCGCACCGTCGCAGAACCGCTCAACATAATCGACGGAGGCCGAAGCATAGGCAGCAATAAGCGTATCTTCGTCGTCACCATCAACCTTCAGATGCGCCTTTATCTGCGCCAGCTGTTCCTCGCTTATTTCCACCTTTACCCCCTGGTTTGGCTTTAGCAGGCTCCGCAGAACCAGAGTCTGTTGCCTTTTCCGGCTCAACCGCCTCGGCCAGATGCAGTTTCACCAGTACTTCGCCGATTTCTTTATGCACCTCGCGGATTTCCCCCTGAGATACCGTACCCAGGTGATAATGCGAGAACATACGGAGAGCTTTAATTTTCATCTCATTTACGCGGCCATTGCTGGCCGCGCCCTTTTGTTATGGACCAGTGCTGACAGCAATATCACCCGTCACAATCGCTGCCGGGCGATAGTGGGCCAGCGCCAGGCGCTCTTCGCAAAGGATGGTCAGCATGTTTTTAACGAAGTTATCGCGGTCCTGGTTGCTGATCTCGATGGTGGCATCCATGCGATCCCAAACCTGCGACGCCAGGCCAAACGCGCCAACGGTGAATTTGCCTGCCGTCTGCGCTGTGGTCGACACCACCGGAAGCCCCCAAAGCACTTTCGAGGCAAACGCCTGCGGGCCACCGAGAATGTAATTGCCGTTAGCGTCCTTCAGCAGGGCAATACGGTGCCAGTCCGCCGGGTTCAGAATGATGCCGTCTGCTTCGAACTCACTCAGCGATACCTGATAGATGGCGTGTGCCAGAACATCAGCGCCAGTATCTCCGGTTGCGTTGAGTGTGGTTTCGTAGTCATTCGCTACTACGTTGAGCCCCTGCAGGTTATCGCCGGTACCGTCCCCGTTCAGCATCTGGTTCTCTTCCACCAGTGCCAGTCCGTACATCATGCGGGAATTGAGGTAAGACTCGAGCGCCGGGGCATCATCCATGATCTGGCGCGATGCCTGGATCCAGTGGGCGATAGTTTTCACGTTCGCCGTTTCTTTGGTGAAGGTAATATTACTTTCCGGCTTGAGGGTACCTTCTGCCACTGGTGCTGCAGCGTTGGTAAACACGTTTTCGCGCACGTATTCCAGCGCGTTACTGGTGATACGCCCCTGTGCCAGCAAGTCACGCACGGTCAGACGGCGAAGACCCGGCATAAGAATACCCGGCAGCTGCTGCGGCTGGACCAGGGCGCCTGCCGACGCTGCGCCGGAACCAATCGCTTTATCAAAACTGGTGACTTTCGCTTTGGTACGCGAGCCGTCCCAGCCCTTCATCAGGTCTTCAGATACGCGCTGAGCAAATGACTTCTGCGCAGTCTGATCAGGAGAGTTTCCGGCCAGTTTCTGCTCAAGATCGAACAGGCGGGTGCCGGTGGCTTTCAGTTCTTCCTGTGCTTTCGTCAGATCGATCTGCAGCTGCTTGTTGATTTCACCGGTCTGGTTGATGGATTTACGCTGTTCTTCGATAAGCTCCTTTACTTCTTTTTGGGAGTTTTCGATAGCTTTTTCCAGTACAGATAATTCAGACATGTGTTACTCCGTTAAGGTGTCCGCAGGTTAGCGGCAAATGAGTTAATGCGCTGTGCCAGCGCGTCAATGTCGTTGCTACCGAACTCGCTTCGGCCTGCAGACTTAACACGGGCGATAAATGCCTGTGCTTCAGAACGCGAAAGCCCGACTGAATCCCTCAGCCAGGCCTCCGCATCGCGAATAGATTTGATGCTGTCGATGCTCTTCATGGCCGTTACGCCAGCAAGCTCGTTAGCCGGGAAAGTACAGACGCTAATTTCCCGCAGGTAAGAGATGTTTTTGAAGATGAGCCCTGACGTGCCAACGGTGTAATCATCAGGCCCAACGGAAAACCCCACAGACATCCCTTCAACCGTGCCATGCTGCATGGCAGCTTTCAGGTCTTCGGCCAGGCTAAGCCCTGGAGTAAGTTGACCACGGACAAATAGCCCCTTGTCATCTTCATGCATGGCATCCCATTTACCGACCGGGATAGCACGTGTCTGGTGGTTAAAGAACATGGCCACCTTGCGACTCTGGTTAGCAATCACACCAGCAAAAGCACCTGGCAAAATAATGTCGCCATCGGCGTCGGTGTTATTAAAAACCGAGGCATACCCTTCAAATGTTCCCTTACTGCCGTCGCCGATGAACTTGATTTCTGTCTGGTCGAAAGCCAGCGTCTTCTGAATGTCAGGCATCATAGCCCCCATAAAAATTAAGCCCCGGCATTGCGGGGCTCTTTGTTTGTTCCGAGATCGGTAATGGGCACGTTCTGCGACTGCCGTGTCGCCACATCACCTCCGGGCAGCGGCGGCAGGTTATCGAGCCTTCGAACCTCGTTAACGGTCCGAATCCCGGTATTGACCATGATTTGCATAAATGATGCCCGGCTTGTTGAATCACCGCGCAACAGCCCGTCGAGGTTATGCTCGGCGTGAATGATGCCCTGTTCTGACTCTTTGACCAGCCAGCGCTCAATGCTGTACTCCCACCGATCAAGGTAGGGTTTGAGGGTATACTGGAGAAAGCCCAGGTTTTGCTGTTCAATCCCCGATCCCCAGGAGGTGGTTTTATCCACGTCGCCGACCAGATGTGGAGGCACGCCGTAAAATCGCGCCAGTTCGGCGACCTGAAATTTACGCGCAGCCAGAATTTCTGAATCCTGAGGCGAAACGCCGATAGGTTGCGTGGTGAAGCCGCTCTCAAGGATCCAAAGCCGCTTTTTGACCGGACCACCAGCAATCTCCTTAAAGTTTTCCTCCAGCTGCCCACGCTGCTCTTTCGTCAGCACCTTGCCGTCAGTCATCAGGATCTGCGGAGACTTCGCACCGTTGGCGAAAAATTCACGCTGGTTATCTTCCATCGCTATGGCCACACCAGCAGACTTCGCACTGAACGCCAGCGGCGAAAGACCAGTCAGACCATTGAAGCCAAATCCTTTGAGATGAAAAATTTCTTTCTGTGAAAAGTCAGCGTATTCAGTGTCCCGTCGGTAGCGGTAGATAATATTTTTACCGTTATCGCTGAGCCGAACTTCCATATTGGCGCTCATCAGTGGAACCATGCTAATCACGTCACCAACACCGTTTCGCTCAACATGTGCATAGGCGTTGCCGTAGGCACATAGCTGCATAGTCATTGCTTCGCGAAACTCAAGAGCGGTCATGAAGTTGTTGGGACGGAATCTCAGCAGTTTCGCAAGGGGGTGACTGTTGTCCACTTTCGTGCGCTGATCATTTTTGGTCTGATAAACATCGAGTGGTAAAGATGCTGTTACGGTGGAGATTAACCTGATGCAGGCCCATACCGTACTGATTTGCATATTACGCTCATCAGTCACAACAGAATCACCAACCACACCGTGCGCTGACGTACCCGCCATTTGCGAGCCCTTATCGGGTGTCACCAGGCGGCCGCCGGTCAGGATAGAGGCCATGCGCGCCCAGAATGGCGATCGCGTCCGCAGGTCAATGCTGTAATCGGTATCTGCCATTTTTACACGCTCAAAAAGTTGTAAATGAAATCATTAACGTCACCCTGCTCCTCTACCTCGTCACTGGTCTGCGCGCCAATAGACATCGCCAGCGCTACCATGCCGTCGATACGTCCGCTCGACTTACCTTTCACAAACTTGCGGTTACCGGCAGGGTCAGTGATTACCGTGGCGTTTTTGGCGCACATTTCGAGGATCGGATGATTGCCGTGCTTCAGCTGCGCACCGAGCAGTTTGGCTTCCAGCTCCCTGAGCGCAGGCGACATGGAAACAAACCCCTGACCGAACTCTACGAATCGTTCGAGCTCCACATCTGTGAAACCAGCATCGATCAGATGCGGGCGAAGGAAGCGCATGTTATAGCGGTCAAACGCCAGCGCCCTGACGTTACAGAGATCAAAAACGCGCCGCAGCTCCCTGGCGATAAATCCATACTCGATAGCCTTACCAGGTGTCGTGTTTAGCCAGCCCTGCTTCGCCCATATGTCATAAGGCACACGATCGTTACGCGCCTTATCTGCCAGCCCTTCCTCCGGTAGCCAGAATTTACAGTGCACATCGCCCTGCGTGGTGTTCAGCACCAGTGCGGTCAGGTCTGACACGCTGGAAAGATCGAGCCCGCCCCATACGGTAGCCCCCGCCAGTTCGCCGGGTTCCTCCTTGTTCATATGCCATACACTCTGGCTAACGAACGGGCTTTTCGCTTCAACCCTGCGGTTTAAAACAAGGTTCTCAAACTCTGCCTGGCGAGACGGCAGGCGTTTCGCACTGGCGGCCATATCCAGCACTTCTTTCTGGTTCATGAACACATCGAAGGCCGGGTTTGCCAGCCTGATGGCCTCAACAGAGAAAGGATCGATATCTTCCGGCGCGGTCTGAAGCCGGACCACTGTCCGGGGATCGGCTCCGGTCAGGCCATCATCAATCAGCAGGCTAAGCAGGTCGCTCGCATCGGGCGCCTGGGTGCTGATGATTATCGAAATAGGGTTATCCTGTGCAGCGGTGGCGGTTTCCAGCGCTTCATAAAGCGGATCTCGCGGCCCACGAACCTGGCCCAGTTCGTCGTGTGCGACAAATCGCGGCGAGAAACCGTAGGCCGTGGTAGCTTCGGCACTCAGTGCGCGGTAATAAGAACCCAGCTCAGGGCAGTGGATTTCTTTAGCTGAATCCTTGATCGCAACGTACTGCATTAGTACCGGGTTCATCCGGCACATCTTCGAGGCCAGGTTAAACAGAATGGCCGCCTGGTCGCGTGAGCGTGCCGCAGAATACAGCTGCGAGTTCGGTGCAGCCTCGGGCCCTACCAGGTAGAGCAGCATCAGCATGGCGGTTTCCACCGTTTTGGCGTTTTTTCGCCCGCGACTGATGATTGCGCGACGTGTACCATGCTTGTTGTCGAAAATGGCTCTGAAGTCATCCTTCATGAACTCAGCCATTTTCAGAGGCTGGCCGACAAACTTACCTTCGGGAATATAAATATTTCTTTCGCACCAGAGGATATTCCTCTCGGCTCTTGTCAGAGTTTTTTTAGCCATCGAAGAGCCTTATTCAATTTCCCAGGGTTTTTTCTCCCGCGGCAGATTTTTGTTGGCGCGTCCTACTGTTTTAGGATCAGCAGTCGCCTGCCGGGTGATACGCAGTCGCGTTGCCAGTGAAGACGCAGACCGTACTTCACGTTCGCGCATCGTGAGCAATTTATCGTAGCGCTTCAGCCCATCATCCCGAGCCAGCCACTCCAGCTCAAACTCCTCGATCTGAGTGGTTAACAGTCTCGCCTGCACCACATGCCGACAGTACATTTCCATCATGTCGCGATGTGTTTCAGTAAATGAGCTGGCCGGGTTATCGTTAACCAGTCTGATCCAAACGTTTATCTCTGGATCGCTAAGGTGTAACGAGGGCTGCAGCCTGCTTTCAGCCAGAGCCGGAAGCGACACAGCCGTCGTCGCGGCAAGAGATTTTCTGCCTCGCTGTGCCATCGCTTTTTTCCTTTTTTTCTGGACGTTTTTGAAAAGAAAACTGGGGGCGCGGTCTTTTTACGATTGCCGCCAGAGTTTTACCCCTCCCCCCACCCTCTCTGGTTGATAATGAGAAAATTTATCATTTATCGATGATCCGCAGGTTTTCACGGGGAGGGACGGCGGGCGCCAGTCGCTCACCTGCACCGACAGACATTGTCAGGATAATCGTTGGTGGCTCCTCGTTTGCGGTATGACTAAAGGAGATGGCGGACGCAGAAAGAAAACTCACACCATCAATGCTCAGTTCCACCAGCTTGCCATCTCGGTATTCAATCTTCATATCTTGCATTGCGCGCTCCTTTTACCAGATAACCCTGCCTTCATTGTCGAATTCGGTAACCGTTCCGCCCTTCTCCATACGTTGCTTAACCGAATCGTGGCAGCGCTTGCAAAGCGACTGAAGATTGTCCGGGTCGTGGAAGAGGTTTTCATCGCCCTTGTGAGGTTTGATGTGATCAACAACGGTTGCGGATATCACCTGATTTCGCCTGAGGTGAAACTCGCAGAGTGGTTGCTTCTGAAGCTGGTGATAACGCAGCCGGTACCAACGTTTGGTGTTATAGAGGTGATGCCAGGGTGAATTAGTTGCCATATTCACTCCAATAAAAAAGCCACCAGCGAAAGCTAGTGGCTCAGTAATGACTCGGTAGAAAGCAAGGTATTTTAATTGCTTGACGGTGGCGGAGGTAAAGGCATCCAGTGAGTTATTTCAAGATTAAAATACTGGCTGTTATCAATAATCACGATATTGCTAAATCCGGTTAGGGGATTAAATTCCGCAAAGCCAACACCTTTATCCGTATTTACGATATACCAAGAAACCTGTTTTGTTGGCTGTGGTAATTGAAATTTTACTGATGTCCATTGCATTTACTTGCCCTCTCGATTAAGTAACGCATCGACATTATCACAGGCACTCAGTGAATGCCTGCTGTAATGCCTTAGCTCGCCTGCTCTGCGATGGTATCAAACAGCGCCAGCGCTTCGGTCGCTTCCTGAATCGCTTTACGGGTCTTCGAGACAATCTCACTTTCAGTGAAGACACGATCAAAAGAGTCAGCGAATAGCTCAGCTTTCAGATTGCTATCACCAACCCAGTCAATGGCCAGCTTGGCCGCTGCGGTGTCGTAGTTAACTTTCTTGATGATATCCAGGCGGATTTGCTCGGATGCGGTGATCTCTGACATGTCTTACCTCTGTGCGATGTGGGGAGCATTATCGAAGCCACTCGGCGAATGGCTCATGTAATGTTTAATCTTCCAGCTGAAGTACGCCGTGCTCTTCTGATTCTGAGTAGGCGATAAGGCCCTCGTAACCAGGTACAGTGCTACCGTCTTCAGCTTCAAATTCGGGGATGCTGGCCTGAGAGATCGTGTAAGCGGGTTGGCCGTCCTGCTCCGCGAAATCTGCCAGAGCTTTAATTTGCTCTGCGGTAAGAACTAATGGAGTCATGTTTCATCCTTTTGTGGGGATATTGTTGGTCTTATCCCTTGGTGGGGGTAATGTTTGGGCAATTGGCCTGCACTGCTTTGTTGTGCGCCAGGATGTCACGCTTGGTCTGCTTATCCAGCACATCGATATCGTAGTCGGTCAGGTAGATGACCCTCACCCAGCTGCAGGCCGTATCAACGACTACCGGGGCGGGTGAAGTGCTCGCGCAGCTCCCGATCAACATCGTCATCAGGCATATGGCTAACGGTTTGCTGTACATCGCTTGCCTCTTTCGTGACTTCTGCCTTACGTTCTGCTGCGGCGACGGCAGCGGCGGCATTCTCTTCGGTACGCTGCTGATCGGCTTTGGCTTCTGCCTTACTGGTCCCGCGAGCGTGGCCAATACCGAACGCGCCAGCGATAACCGCCAGCAAAGCAGTTGCCAGACCAATAATCATTTCAATGCCCATAGTGACCTCATACCAGTACAGATTTAGCCAGGTTAAACAGCGCTCGGCGTTTATCCAGACCGTTTCGACCACCGTTAATAAGCAGCGTTACACGCTCCACGTCGCCGGAATGAAGCAGGCAACCGTGGGAAACATAAAACCATGCGGCTGAACGCGCTGCGTAATCATCTCGCTCCAGCAGCTCAGGCTGGGTGACAAGTTCAAGCTTCAGCGCCAGTCCGCAGCTGCGATAGTTGTTCAGGCCCGTGACTTGTTTCAGACCGCGACCGCGATATTTCCAGCCATCACCGGCAACCTGATTACCGAGATTCTTTTTTCCCCACTCGCCCCCATACACCAGATTCGCGATTGCTCGCTGATTCGCTGGCTGCGTTGCCGTTCTTCCGAGTGCGGCGGCCTGCTGGGCGGTGATACGGTGTTTACCGAACGTAGGCACAAGGCTATCTGCTGCATAGTTCAGATTTTCCACCAGCCGGATAAAGCCTCCGGACTCATGTCCCATCTGGGCAATGAACATTGCCTGATCGAGTGGAGCAGTGATGCCAAACTCTTTCATCGCGGCTGTAATATGCGGAAACCAGCGCGCAGCTAACCCGGCGCCGATACCAGCCGCCTTCTGGAATTGTGTTTGATTCATTAGTGCCTCAGTGCATCAACCAGACGCGCTATATTCCCCCTGAACCAGAGAACCGCGCCGCAGATAAGAATGTTTGCCAGTACCACCAGCCAGTGGGATGACTCGTACAAGCCAAACAGGAAACGGAAAGGGATGCTGGCATAAACCAGCACAGTGAAGTAAGCCATCAGCGATATCATGGGGCGGTGTCTTGACCCGTCGCGCCGGTAGAACATCAACGCCCCAACAATTACAGCGCATATCACCGCATTGACGATTGCGCTCGGATCACTTGTTACCATTGCTTGTCCCTCCTCCACGTAAGCGAGAGAGAATCCCAAACAGGCTACCCAGATCCTGACTGTTAACGAACGTCAGCAATTTAATGGCGATGGCTGCAACGATTACAGCACCTAGTGCATCAAGCGGCCTGTCACTGTACCCCGTCCACTTTGAGAAGTAAGACCCCAGCAGAGGAGCACCAATCACACCGAAGATGAATGAAGTTATGAAGTAGCCCACCAGCTTTAGGCGGCTGATATTTACTGCCGTAGCGACATAGAACACTGCCCCAGCGAACGCACCAAATACCACGCCATAATCAATGCCAGTTGCAAGGCCGAACATACTGGCCCCCATCAGCCCGCCAGCAGCTACCGTTGTGCCAGAAACAGGATCGGACATTTAGCCCCCTCTTATTGCTGTGAGTCCTCTCAGAATTGAGGGGAAAAAGAAAAGGCCGCGCATAAGCGCAGCCTCAAATGATTTGTACCTCAGCTTTCCGAGGCGCCTTATTCATGGCGAAAAAAAGCCCGCTCAGAGGAACGGGCAGAAATGTAGGCAATACTGATTCTGTACCGGATCGAGACGCACCTAATAGTCCGAGCTACCGATTTACCAGGAGAGCGCTCATTTTTCCGTTACTACCTTTTAAACATAGCTGGAGAAGCCGAAACGACAACCCCACTACCAAATAGCTTTGTGGCATTGCGTGGTGCCGGGTGCCTCCCGGTGAGCATGCCCCAGTCGGCATGGCCCGCGCTGCATTTACAGGTTCTGTAACTGACTGGTCGCCCCTCCGCATAGGGGGATTCACCACACCAGAAATTTAACATTCAGTCTTTCAGGTTTCAATACTCTGCTTGTCTGAGGTATCGCCCAGCCTGATGTTATCAGCGTGTAGAGGCTTGTTTTTCTCTTTGATAAAATTGATTCGCAAATGATTAAAACATCAACTGGTGAAAATATGAGTAAGTACTCAGACCTTTTACAGGTAATCAAGTCACGGGTTTGCCAAAATAACAACTTCCCCCAAACATTACTGGCAGACTCACACAGTTACAGAGCCAGGCAGGTTTGGTATCGAATAGGACAAATATTCACTCTTGAATGTATTCTCGATGAGTACAGGAAACATTTTTCATCGGATTATTATTATCTTGATAACGATAAGGCTCTTCATCACCTTATCTTCGAAATGACCAAGTGGAAACCTGAAGAGATTAGAAGACTCTCGCTAAACGACTGTCTCTTTATCATTGCCAGTCAACTAAAGCCCAGTTATATGTCAGAAGATGCTGCCGCTGTCCTGGCGTCACTCAATCTGCCGACTGGCCACTATCCTGTTGAGGATTTTCCACAAGAGGACTGGGATCCCAGGGAAAACTCAGTATTCCTTCAAAGCTACCAGTAGCGACTCGCCCAATCTCCGCAGAGATCTGACTCAGCCGCTCCTCAAGAGCGGCTTTTTCTGCTATCAGACGGTTGAAGTGGGCAAGATAGATTTTCTGTTGCCCAAGCCAGTCTTCAAGCTGTTGAGTGGTCATGCCCGGGTTAAAAAAATATGGTTGCTGCATAGCGCCCCCTAGATAAGTTACGCATTGTGATCGGGATTCGCTTCAGACGCTGGCCCCTCTGCCGTTCTGGTGCTGGTTGACGGAATCGAACCGCCGACATCCTGCTTACAAGGCAGGCGCTCTACCTTCTGAGCTAAACCAGCAATCTGGTTCAGGGCTCTGCGCAGAGGGCTTTAACGTATCGTGCAGCACGTCTCTACCCAAGAGCCCTGACCAGAGTGCAGAAATGACAAAGCCCAAGGGGGTTAGCCTTGGGCCTTTAATTTATTTCATGCTGCTCAGTTCGCTTTAACGTCCCGAGCCTATCACAATTCAAGCAGTTTCTGGCTCACTTTGCAAGTAAAATCTGTCGCCATTTGTGCCGAATGCGTCACACATTGGTGCGTACAGCATCGATTCTGCCAAACTTAGCCACGTATCAACTCTGCGTCTACAGGTCATAAAGCACCAGTCGGGATGCTTTTCATAGAGCTCTTCCGCTATGCGGCGTTTGCTCTTCCGTAACCGGTAATGCTCTACCAGCAGGTGGTATAGCTCTTTGTGACCACCCGTAATGAGGACTGCCCCCAGTACCTTATCAATCAGCAGTCCCTCATCGTCTGTGCAGAAAGCCAGGCCGCTTTTGTTTTTCCCTGCGAGTATTTCACGAAAGAACGCCTCCAGTTCTGGCTTCGAGATGCCAGACTTCTTCATCCGGCGTAATGCTTCGTTGATGGCTGTTTTAGTGACTTTCCCGGAAGCCAGTAACTGGTTAAACATATTGCCGCCACTACCGCCGCCGATGTACGACCAGCGGCCCCACATGCGCAGCTTCCCCTGAATCCAGATGGCCTCCAGCGTTTTCAGCCTGACCATTTCACCAGCTTTTCCAACCTCGGACGGGTTAATCATTATGCGTTCTCCACTATGCCAGCACGCCAATTGCCAGCGAACGATCCAGAAATCGAAACAGCAGCTCCAGCTGTGAGCCGTGCTTCTCCTCAAATGCCACGGTGTCAGCGTGCAACTCGTCGTGATGCGCTCTGCAAAGCGGCAACACAAACAGGTCATGCGCTTTTGTTCCCATTCCACCTTGTCCGTGGCCTATCAGGTGATGGGGATCATCTGCTTGTTTGTTACAGCAGACACACTGCTGAGACTTAACCCAGCGCGTCCAGCTCTCGTTTACCCAGCGGCGGCGCTTTGGTCGCAGCATGAATGATTCCGGCGTTTCAGGATCTACGTGAAGACCGAGAATCTTTTTCTGCACCACTTCGCTCGCCGCTGGCTCCGGCACAATATCGCTCTCCTTCATCACTGGTTGATGCTTTATTTCCGGCAATCGCAGGGCTTTCCGAGCCAGCGATTCAGGGATGACGTGCGCCAGATTGTTTATTACCAGCCACCAGCACAACTCGGGGATCGTCAGTTGATGGTCTTCGTTGAACCCCAGCTGTGAGCGGATGACCGTTATCAGCCAGGATACCAGGTTCTCACGCGCAATGCCTGCCAGCGTCTCTGTGTACTGATCACGCAGCAGGTTATCGCAGGCCCAGCAAAGGCGGATGCTGCCAGGCTCATGCCGGAACAGCGTAAAATTTTCGCTGTGCCATGAGCCGTGGGGATACTGGCATTCAAAGCGACGCTCCAGCTCGGCCTCCAGCGAGCTAATACCACCCGCACGCAGAATGACGTCTTTGTTTTCGAAGACTGGCTTCAAAACCGGGTCTTCTGTCAGTGGTTGCGTGGCGGGAGGGATGGCGCCGGTTGCGTAGTCGCTGTATTTTTCCGGTGCAGGCTCAATCAGTACCCGCCCTCTCCTGAACATCGGCATGAGATCGGCGCCAGGGCGAAGCAGAACAACGCCCATGCGTGGGGCAATCTCAGGGGTTAGTAGTGCTCTCATATCATCTCCACGTCAGGCAGCTGCACGAAAACGTCTGATGGTGATTTCTACTTTCCCTTTCTTCACGATATTCCCCCACTCCACCAGCATGCGCTTAACCTGACTGTCGTCTTCCCAGACGCCTGTTAGAGTCAGGGCATCGAACAGCGCTTTGTTGTAGTTATCGATATCCCGACGGCGCTGATCCGGCGGATACAACACGATGTGAACCTCGGCCAGATCAGAGGATGGCCGGGGAACGGCCCGCAGTTGCTCAATAATCGCCGCTCTCGCTGCCTGCTGGAACTTGCGCCCTGTCTCGCTTACCAGATGCCTGCCTTTCAGCGGTCCCTTGCTCGGGGCGCGCCAGTAACTATTTACGCTCGGTGGAAATGGTAAAGTCAGTTTCATTTAGCCCCCTTAAAGGATCGCTACAACGTCTTTTGCGACTTCCCGCGTACTGCTTTTGCAGGAGATCGAACGGCGCGCTTTGATGAATTGCAGGTTAAAACCATGCTCCCGGTACAGGTCGAGAACCTTGGGTGCAGATGAGTTAGAAATCACTACCCGCGCCCCACGGTGAAAGGCTGATACGCATTGCTTCGCCAGGTCTACCTGGTTTTCCCAGTTAAACCCACCAGCGGCGTAGGCAGTGAATCCGGCTGTTCCCGGCATCGGTTCGTAAGGCGGATCGCAGTAAACCACATCCCCTTTCCCGGCCAGGCTGATTGTCCGGCGGTAGTCAGCGGTCATGAATACGCAGTTATGCGCCAAAGCGGCGAAGGCTTTCATTTCGCCCAGCGGGTAATACGGCGCCTTGTAGCCTCCCCAGCCCACATTGAATTTGTTCGCCTGGTTGTAGCGCATCAGGCCATTGAAGCAATGCCGGTTGAGATACAGGAATGCAGCTGCGCGTTCAGTAGCATCCAGCGTCTGAGCGTTGAACTCGGAACGGATCAGCTCATAGCCATCTGGTGACCGCATGTGCTCGAACATCCAGCGGGCCTTTAATTCCACTTCATCCGGCACCACCGCTAACATCTGATACAGATTAATCAGGTCCGGGTTAACGTCCGCCAGCAGGTAATCTGCGTGCTTTTCGCTGTTCAGGAATACCGACCCACCACCAACGAATGGCTCTATCAGGCGTTTCCCTGCCGGGATATGTACGAACAGGTCTGCCAGCTGGGTATACTTTCCACCAGCCCATTTCAAAAATGGCTTACTCATGAGCGGAACCCCGCTGGCACTGAATAATCCACGTCGGAATAACTGGACTTGAACGCCGTGTCTTGTTTAACCCACTTTCCGCCAGTCCAGGCTGGGCGCCCGGCTGCTTCCCATTTTTTGGCCTTGTCGAAATACTCGACGCAGTTCTCGGGAGCAAACAGCGTTTTGGGCCGCAGGTAGTCGCTCATCTTCGGATCCTGAGCCCATTTTTCGTTCAGGTAGTCAACCACCAGCATCAGGTCTTCAGGGCTGTAATCTTCGGCCAGGCGTCCCCGGATATAACCCAGCGTCGTTTTGGTTCGTCCCCCCTTGCCATAGGTCGAATTAGTTACTCGATTAAAATGATCCAGAACGAGTGCAGCCGGATCGGTCTGGTCTGGTTGCAGCGCAACCGGACAAGAGTCTTTACCTGTAATCTCTGTAGTACTCTCTGTTGTATTCTCTGTAAGATCATCGTGCCAATTTGACCTGATGACAGCGGTTCGTTTTGACCCGGTGGAGCGTTTCACATTGACCTCTTCCATCGTGTCATTTTGACCTGATGGAACGGCGCATTTTGACTTCTTCGATTTGGTCACTTTGACCTCATCTAAAAGCTCGCTTTCGTAATTGATCGTGTAGTAGTTCGTCATGTCGCGCTGGGACTTGTTCAGCTGCTCAACTTTAAGCACGCCCAGGCTCTTCAGCCGGGTGAAGGTGCGCTTCAGAGTGGACTCAGACCAGAACGGGAATTGCTCCAGCCATTGCTCTGTCGTGTTGTAGATCCAGCGTATGCCGTCACGCTCCAGCCCTGAGTTAGTCTCCTGCAGCCAGTAGTTAAGCTGCTGCAGCGCAATGGCTTCATTCAGGCCTATGCTGTACGCAAGGTCAGGATTGATGACTATCGGCCTTGATGGCATTAACAGGCTCATAAGACCCCTCTATTTCCCTGAATTTTCGTCTGAACTGCTCGAGGGGCTAAAGCATTCATGCTCGTACCCTTCACGCAGGTATATAACGCGCTGTGTTTGGGCTCCCAGCGTATGACCCTGACCGGGACACCGTAGTGATCTCTGAACCATCGGTTGAGCTCTCGCATACTTTCTCCGCCTGGCCGTTAAAGTCCCCTACCACCCACTGAGCAAACTGGTAGCAGACAGGCTCGAACCCGCCTGGTACTCTTACCCCATACACGAACTGCACCGGTCCTGCTCCACCAGGAACTGGCCGCGCTACAAGTTGCGACCTGCGGTATTGTGTTGATAAAATGTTCATGCGTTAGTAATCTCCACATAACGACACGCCACGACGCCAGGAGCTGCAACTCGCTGGCGTCACTTCTTTTTGCGTGAAAAAAGCGTGATGATTGCGGCAATCTCTTCTTCACGAGCTGCCAGGTGGCGGCGGTGATGCACCATGATTTCTTCGGCCTCATGCCTTTCAATAACGCCATCTTCAAGTGCCTGTTCGATAATCTGATCAACCTGCCCTCTGGCGGCAGAGGTACGCATTGCCCGGCTGAACAAGTCCACGCGATCCAGCTCTTCGAGGTGCGGAACATCCACCAGCAAAGCACCACGACGGCGGGCGAAGTAGTCTGCCAGTAGTGACGTGTTGGAAATGTCTTCCATCGCTTCCAGCTCGCTGACTTCGAAGAAACGACAGCCGTTTTTCTCGTAAAGGTTGTTGTTAAACTGCGTCACCGTCATTCCCAGTGCGCCAGCCATTGCTTCGCGCCCACCAGGATATGCTTTGCACATCGCTTTGACGGCTTCTTTGAGGTTTGGCTCTACCATATTGATTTTCCTTTTGTAGTTACTTTCAAGCAGCTGAATCTGTAGCCTTTTGGTAAAGGCTGGCGTCGTACTTCAGCTTGCCTTTCGTAATTCGTTCGATGACGAATGCTTGTTTTTGAGGGATGACTTCACCCCATCGGCAAACTGCCGGGTGGGAAATACCAAGAACACTTGCGGTTTTTGATACGCCTCCGAAGTGTTCGATAACTTCTGATTTACGCATGGTTCCTCCTGGTTAACTTACGCCTTAAAGGTAACAAAAGGTACATTAAATAGCAAACAACAGTTACAAGGAATCCATGTAACATTGGTTACATGAAAACAGAGATGAAAGACCGAATAAGATCCCGTCGAGTCCAGCTCGACATAACACAGCAGACCCTAGCTAAACGCTTGGGGGTAAGCCGTGTTTCCGTAACAAAATGGGAGAGCGGCACTACTAAACCTGATGGTGAGAATCTCCATCAGCTGGCGGTGGCGCTGCAGACAACTCCAGAATGGATTCTTTACGGTCGAGGTGAGGAAACGCCGGATGATACAAAAGTTATTCCGTTCCTTAAGCCACCCACGGCAGTTCCTATTATCTCCGCTGTTCAAGCTGGGATGTGGACTGATACTTATGCATGCTCAAGGCTTTCTGATGTGATTTCATGGACGCAAACCACTGCAAACGTTTCTAATGAGGCATTCGGACTGGTAGTTCGCGGGGAGTCTATGACTAACCCTCATGGTCTGCCATCCATCCCAGAAGGATCGATCGTTATTGTTGAACCGCACTATGGTCAATTGGATGACCTTTACGGAAAAATTGTAGTGGCAATACTCGACGGCTCTGCTGAAGCTACCGTTAAAAAGCTGGTATGGGATAGCCCTTTCGCATACTTGATGCCACTTAACCCTGCCTTTAAACCCATCCCGATAGATGGTAATTGCCGGATTGTTGGTAAAGTGGTTCAGATTACCCAAAACATTTAAGTTACTCATTTCTAAAGCCAGATCTCCTTCTGGCTTTTTTTTCAATCCTCAGGTAACAAAAAGTACATAGCTCTCTTGACCATATTGGTAACTAAAGGTACATTTAAATCACATCACGAGTACCGGTAGTTACATACTCTGGTGTGGTAGTGAGCATTACGGCATATGGCACATGTGCCGCAGCGGCCTGAGAGTCCCTTTATCCATGCCTCTCAGAACAACCGGAATGTGCAAGCTAAGTGTTCAGGCACGACGTGCGCCCCACCAGCGCGGCGAAAAGGTGTGACACCTCGGAAGAGACGAGGACACAACCAAAAGAGCGCTGGCATGCAAAAAACATCTCGCAGCCGTTGCGGTACCAAAAGCCAGGATGGAACGGCAGAACGCGGTAGTGCTCTTTTTGTTGTGTGGAGAACTAACGTACCGCCATTGCAGTGGCGGTCCCCCATCAGCAAGAAATTTTAACCAGCTATTCACCCACTCTCATGGGTTGGGTTGCTGCACCCTAAATTTACGCGTTGCAGCGCGTCAGATGGAGAACAAAAGATGGCTAAGACAGCAAAACAACTGATTAAACAGGCGTACGAGATAGCCAAAACTATGCCACCAGCACAGGCAGCAATCATCAGGGAACTGGCTACCGTCCTCGATGTTTCCAATGTAGCTCTGCGCCAGACGCGTACCGAACGTGACGCCCTTCTCGCAGAGGTCAAATCCTGGGCGAAAGAGTGTGATCGTCTGACCGAGCGACACACCAAGAAGCGCACAAATCTGCATGTCCTCGAAGCAATGCGCGACTTGAAAGCAATTTGCCCCACCAGCTTTCGTAACGTGGAGGCACTTTGATGGCTAAAGATTCAAAGATTGTATACGGCGCCAGTGGCAAAACGAACGTTTTGACGTTCGAACCTGAAAACCTGCACCTGGTTACCGACAAAACGCACCCGCTTTACGATGAGCGTATCCACCTGCCTATCAGCGAGGCAATGGTGCTGAACATCATGGACCAGGGCGTTCTTGAGCCGATTATCGTCTGGAAAGACCCGGAGACAGGGCTGTCTTGTGTAGTTGATGGTCGCCAGCGTGTGCGCCATACACTGGAAGCCAACAAGCGTCTGTCGAAAGAGGGCAAAGAACCGTTACTGGTTCCGGCAGTCGCTAAACGTGGCTCTGCCGTTCGCATGGCGCAGGCGATGGTAAGTGCTAACGAAATCCGCCAGGCAGATACACCACTGGGCCGAGCAAAGAAAATGGCTGATGCGCTAGAGCGCGGGCACGACGAGGACGATTTATCGCTGATGTTTGGCGTGAGTGTCCAGACCGTACGCGCAACGCTGTCACTGCTGGATGCCACCCAGGCTGTTCGCGATGCAGTGGAGTCCGGAATTGTCACCGTTACTCAGGCGCGTCAGTTGGCATCGCTTAAACCCGAAGAGCAGCGGGAGAAGGTCTCTGAAATCGAAGCGGCAACTGCTGGCACAACCGGCCATGAAAAAGCCCGGCGACAGCGCCAGGTTCTTGGTGAAGCAAAGCCGCGTCTGAAAACCCGTAAAGAAATCACAAAGGCCCTTGAAGGTGCCAGCGGTGAATATGCCGAGGCTTTGCGCTGGGTGCTTGGGGAGGCGCAATGAGCTTTCAACCTACTAGTTACAGTCAGCGCGCCCTGCTCGGGTTCGCAGCTGTGATCGACATTGCCGGTTGGGTCACTGTTATCGTCGCAACCTGGGGGATCTGCATGGTCATTGAATGGGTGGCAGTATGATTCACTATCACGGAGGCCCAATCACTCCCGACACCTGCGCGCTGAAGGCATGGAAAGGTCGGCACGCCTTTATCTCTTTTGCGAACTCTGGTCAGTTACCGCTGGCCAGCGAGGTTACTCAGTCATTTGCCCTTGATAATGGCGCATTCAGTTTCTGGACGCAAAAACGCGTTGTGGACTGGAAGGAGTATTACCGGTTCGTCGAGCGTTGGGCTAATCACCCGCGGTTTTCATTCGCCATTATCCCGGACGTTATCGGCGGCAGTAGCGAGGAAAACGATGAGCTGATAGCAGAGTGGCCGCACGGAAAGTTTATTGGGGCGCCAGTATGGCACATGAACGAACCAGACGAGCGGTTTATTCAGCTCTGCAATGAGTTCCCCCGCGTGGCAATCGGCAGCATGGGCGAATACGACGCAAAGCGGCCGCGCCGCTGTGTGGCTCGGCTGCGTGACTTAATCCGGCATGTTGTGGATGAGAACGGCTACCCGATTTGCAAACTGCACGGCCTACGTATGCTCAATGCCGACATTTTCCGCCATATACCGCTGTCATCAGCTGATAGCACAAACGTGGCCCGCAATATCGGTATCGATAAATCATGGCAGAAATCAGCCTATGCACCGGCCAGCAAAGAAACGAGAGCCGCTGTACTCGTTGAGCGTATCGAGCCAATGAACAGCGCCAGTGCGCTCAACTATAACGCCGAACGCGACCGCTTTATGCCGCAATTGGCCTTTGAGATCTAGGAGCAATTAAATGACTGATATCACCGAACTGGCGCAACTGCGTGGCCGTACTGTCGACTATCCGTATTACCTGGTTGAGTGCGACTGTGGAAAAATTTATCCCAGCAGTGAATTGAGTGGTGGCGAACCTATGGGCGACTCTGGTGATTATTCAGATTGCTATTGTCCGCACTGTGGTGAAGGCGAAGAGCATTTTGCGGAATGCGCAGACCCAGAAACTGCGTGGAAAGCGCAGCAAGACAAGATTGATGCGCTGGTAGAGGCGCTGGAGAAGGCGCAGGCCATCAACGCAGCAGCCGAGAAGCTGGTCCGCTGCAAAGGCCGCTATCACAGTGAGCTGAACTATCGAGCACTGGCGGCGCTGTTTGGTGTGAACACTCCAGATCTGCCGCCGCTGGAGCATGAAAACGTCCATTATGTCGATGCTGCAGAGATGGAGATTGCAGCACTTCGCCAGCGCATCGCCGAGCTGGAGTCCCGCACCGTGAAGCTGCCTAAAAGATTTTGCCCGGAGGAGTACGAAGGAAGCCTGCTATGGTCAGAAACGGAAGTTTGGAACCAGGCCATTAGTGCATGTAATGGCGCACTCCGTACAGCAGGCATCAAGGTAGAGGATGAGTGATGGCACTGACACACGATGAACTTTGCCAGATAGCCTGCCGTTTTCTGCAAAACAACGGTTTCAAGGTGGCCTTTCATGACCGGTTCCGAGCATGGACGCCATACGGTGAGCAGGCTGATGCAATCGGCTTTCGCAATGGGGCCAGTTGTTTGATTGAGGCTAAATGCTCTCGTTCTGACTTGTTGGCCGACCGCAAGAAGCCTTTCCGTGTTGAACCCGAGAAGGGCATGGGAGACTGGCGTTTCATGATTAGTGAGCCGGGTATCGTAAATATTGAGGATTTGCAGCCTGGCTGGGGATTGCTTCACGTGGTCAAAGGTCGGGTTAAGAAGGTTCACGGCTGGCCTGGAAACTGGGAGTGGGTTAACCGGGACAGCAAGCCATTTCAGGCTAACAAACAGGCGGAATGCGATTACATGTTTAGCGCGCTCCGTCGCATGGACTTACGCGGCCACCTCAAAGAAGTATACGACGGCGTGATAGTTAACCGGGCAGCAGAAGGAGCCAACCAATGACCAAATCAACCATAACCAGAGAGCAGTTACTCGAAATTATTGAAACCGATCACGTGCAGTGTGGTGAGGCATCGTATCTCGCCCGCATGGCGCTGGCCGCAATGGACAGTGATCCGGTGGCATGGCGACAACCTTTTACCGGCTGCTGCGTATCCTCTATTTTTTATCAAGACGGTTCATCGCCTCTCGATCATGGATATGAGCCGCTCTACGCCGCACCTCCAGAGCCGGTAGTGCCGGTAGTGCCGGTGAAAATACCGCGCAGTGTTTATCAGGTTATCTATCAGGAATGCGGCGGGTTCGTAGACTGCGATGCCAATGCTCAAACAATCTGGGACGCATGCCGCGCAGCCATGCTCGCAGCCGCCCCGCAGGAGGTGAAAGGTGAATAAAGTCGAATTGCTTCAGAAGATATCGGCGCTCGCTACTGAATGCCACGCGCTGGCCTGTGAGCTTGATATTGGTGATGAGCGAACCGAAATGTTCGAAATCTACAGCGTGCTACACAACCTCGGTCGCCGCGGGTACGCCTGCCAGGTAGGGCGGCGAATGAATCCATTGCTCGCATCCTGCGATGACGACGATGATGAGGATGATGACTGATGCCAAGTAAATTAAAGCGCCGGCGATGGGGGCGTATGCGGGATGATTTAGCCTGGTATAAGGATGAAGCAAAGGACCTTCATTGCCGTCTTATGGAATTAGCCGATGAAGTTGCAAACCTTCGCAAACAGATTCTCCCAGAATCTAAAACGGTGATTGCCAAACTGAAGATGTACGAAACAGATAAGGATGATCGAGACCACCAGCTATGCAGAAGATGTAATGACGGGATTCGTGGTGGTTGCTCGTCATGTGCTTATAACGTTCGATAACCGGGTGCAGCCGGTATGTGGAGAAGAAATGTCACGTATGGTCTCTTTACTCGAATGGGCGAAAGATGAATTCGGCAGTGAAGCCCCTAGCGAGCGAGTATTAAAAAAATACGCTAAAGGTCAGATGATAGCGCCACCACCGATGAGAGTCGGACGGCGCTGGATGGTTGACAAAGAAGCTCGTTTTATAGGTGTAGTTGCTGAACCGCAACTTCCAATAAATGTTAACCCAAAACTGAGACGGATAATTAGCGATGGCAGCTAGACCGCGTACCCATAAAATCACTATTCCAAACCTATATTGCAAACTTGATAAACGTACCGGAAAGGTTTACTGGCAATACAAACACCCGATATCTGGTCGTTTTCACAGCCTCGGCACGGACGAAGCTGAAGCAAAGCAGGTGGCAAGTGAAGCAAATACTATTATTGCAGAGCAGCGCACCAGGCAGATCCTTGGTATTAACGAGCGCCTAGCTCGCATGAAAGGAAACCGCACGGATATTACAGTTTCTTCATGGCTCGACAAATATGAATTGGTGCAGGAGGAAAGATTGAAACACAACGAGCTGCGCCCTAACTCTTTTCGACAGAAAGCTAAACCAATCCGTCTTTTTCGGGAACATTGTGGAATGCAATATCTAAAAGATATAACAGCACTTGATATTTCCGAAATAACAGATGCTGTTAAGGCAGAGGGTCATAACAGGATGGCTCAAGTTGTACGCATGGTACTAATAGATGTTTTTAAGGAGGCTCAACATGCTGGTCACGTTCCGCCAGGATACAACCCAGCCCAAGCAACGAAACAGCCACGAAACAAGATAAGCAGACAAAGGCTATCTCTGGAGGAATGGAAGGCTATTTATACATCCGCCGAACAACAACAACCTTATTTACAATGTGGAATGTTGCTTGCCATTGTAACAGGGCAACGCCTCGGAGATATTTGCAATATGAAGTTTTCGGATGTATGGGATGATATGCTGCATATTGAGCAGGAGAAAACAGGAACCCGATTAGCCATTCCCCTTTCTCTCAGAAATGAAGCGTTAAATATTACTCTGAGTGATGTTATTTCAAAATGTAGAGATGCTGTGGTGAGTAAATACCTTGTTCATTTTCGCCATAGCACCTCACAGGCTAGTCGTGGTGACCAAGTGTCAGCCAAGACACTTACTTCAACGTTCAAGAAAGCACGGGATAAAAGCGGTCTAACCTGGGAAGAGGGAACAGCTCCGACTTTCCATGAACAGAGATCTCTTTCCGAGCGCTTGTATCGTGAGCAAGGGATAGACACCCAGAAACTATTGGGCCACAAAACAATGAAAATGACTGACAGATACAATGATGACCGCGGTAAAGAGTGGATCATTGTTGGTAAAAAAGCAGTATGA